CAGCAGAGTTATTATCACCCGTAGTAATCGCAGTACCAGCCTCATCACCGACAACAACATTATAATTACCACCACTTGCAATGCTGTTACCTGCGTTGACACCTGCTCTGAAGTTACTTGTCCCTGCTGAAGCCGTGATGATGTCTGCACCGTCTGCAAAGGTTACGTCTGCTGCAAAGTTAACAGCCCCGTCTACGTCTACAATGTCGAGGTTGGTCGTACCGTCTACGTCGATATCGCCAGCAACAGTTAATCCTGCTGCTCCTACCAGCTTCAGGTCATCGGCTGACTCATCCCAGAGCATATAGGCTCCAGAAGTGGCTCCGAAGAATTTAACGTCATAACCAGTATCATTAACGCCAACAGTGAGCGTTCCTTGCTGAACAACGCCATCTGCTGATTCATCCCACAACCAATATTTACCAGATGTTGCGCCGAAAAATTTAACGTCCTGTCCGGTATCGTCTATACCAACGGTGAGCGTTCCACCTAGCTCAAGATCTTCCAAGCACTCATAAACAACCGCTCCAGATCCTAGACCATCTGTCGTAACGATTTTTGCTTGCCCTGCCGCGATGATGACATTCGCTCCTGATCCTTGCGAAAAGGTCAGCGCGTAACTTGTTGTGTTTCTGATAATCCATGTGTGGGACAGTGTGTTAGGGGCAAGCGTGACCGTGCAAGCCTGACCGCCGCCCGTAAGTCGTAAGAACGTACAACGGAAACCGTCTGTCGCTCCATCAGCCATCGTGATCGTGTGGGTGGAAGCATCTGCCACGGCCTCTGTGCCATAGCCTAAAGCCTCGCTAATCAATTCAAGGTTGGTGTTGGTGGAAGTTCCCCAGGTTCCCGATTCATCTCCGGTAGCGATTTCTTTTAATCGCAGGTCATTTACATAAGTTGCCATTTAGGCTACCTCTTTCCAATTAGGTGTTTGATCTTTGCTAACATCTTCCCACTCAGGTGTTTGAGTAGTTGAAACATTGCTCCAGTTTGCCGTTTGACTTGTACTAATAGTCTCCCAGCTCGGAGTTTGAGTGCTACTAATATTGCTCCAGTTTGCCGTTTGAGCCGTGATAACGTCAACCCATATGTTGACAGAGCCTGTCGCAATCGATAAAGCAGTTCCAGTAACTTCAACATCAGCATCAGCCGCAACGCTGACAGACCCCTCAGAAACTGTTGCACTAGACCCAGTGGGCGAGACAACCGCTGTCCCAGTAACTGTAACCGATCCAGCACTCGATGTGGCGCTGATCCCAGTAGGCGTAACAACCGCTGCCGCCGCAATGGTGACAGACCCCGTCGAAGCTGTCGCAGAAACACCTGTAACTGCAACATTCGCATCTGCCGCGATTGTGACTGAGCCAACCGCGCTGGTTGCACTGATGCCCGTGGGCGTAACAACTGCCGCGCCAGTAACGGTAACCGAGCCAACTGCTGCACTAGCTGATTCGCCAGTGACTGAGACATTTGCGTCAGCAGAGACAGTAACCGAGCCAGTAGATGCCGTTGCCGAAATACCCGTAACTGCAACATTCGCATCTGCCGAAATTGTGACCGAGCCAGCTGAAGCAGTTGCTTCTGGAACGACAACATCTCTGCCCCAAGTGCCGTCACCCCAGCCTTGAGTCGAGCTGCCCCATCCTTGGAATGCAACAATTGTGTCAGCCACATGTTGGCCCTACGCAATCCTGATTATCGCGTTACTAGCATCCGCAGTTGGAAACTGAATAGTAAAATCTCCACTTGTGGATGTTTTGTCAGCACCAAAATCAAGCACCTCGACAGCTCTGTTAGCAGATCCTCCCGTCGTAGAGGAGTTATAAATCAGTGCCCCTCTCGCGGTAATAGAAGAACCAGACCAAGTAAGATCCGCAAAATCTGTAAGCGCCGTGGTGCTGGATGTAGTTGGCGTTACATTAGTTAAGGCCGCGCCCCCAGATGAATAACCAGTCCCAGACACTTCATTAGTTGCACTATAGGCGGTGGTGGCAGCACTCATTGTTGCGCTGGATGTATACAGCGCAGCCTTAAAAGTGTTCCCGGTTCCTGTAGTGGTTGTTGTTCCACCCCCTGACCCGCTTGTGAAATTATGAATTCCCTGCAATATCTCTTGTTTAAAAGAAGTGCATATCGCTTGTGTAATAGCCATTACATTTTCCTCAGTATTTCGGCGATTTCTTCATAGCCGTTAGCCGATAATTCAGCAATTAAATCTGTCTTATTGCTGTTAATTGCCTCTTGCATATAATGCTTTATGACATGGTTGATTTGTTCTTTGTAGACCATTGCCTGCTCTGTTATTTCTGGATGGCTTTGACCGCCAACAGATATGATTATATCGGTTGCTCTGTTGGCCCAATGATCAACCGGGAGCCCTCCATTGCTTGTAGTAGTCACGGTCACTGTTCCGCCTTGAGACACACTAACCCCAAACATTATTACCTCGCCTGCCTAACAGCACCAGAACGATAACTGTCTGTTGTATTATATCCTTCCCCAAGCTTTTCCAGTTCTTTGAGTGCGGTCTCGTATCTTGTAGCATAAAGCTGCATCAGATCTTGGTCGCCTTTTAAGAAAGTATATGCTTCAACAAGGCACCCATAGAATAGGGAGTTCTCTGCGTTATCCCCAAGCCAGCTAGTCTCTGATGCGGCGGTCGTTATAGATTCCGGCTTATAAAAATAATGCAACTCAGCGGTATAGTTAGCTGTTGGTGTTGGCCCTAAAATAATACTGTCGTCATCAAAGAGCGCATAAACTTTCGGGACTCCATAGGTCGTAGCAACGGGGTAAGCCTCTCTAATAAAATTAACATCCTTAAATAACAGAAACTCGTAGCCCGAATTATCTATAGCGAGAGAATACGGCGACAAGAAACTAGTAGGAAGTGATAGGTATTTATTGTACTGGGTAATATTCCCTGTCTGGTTCTTTCTAAAATCAGGTAACTGAACAGATTTTAATATCCTGTCTTCTGCCTGAGTTATTATTGTAGGAAGGGTGCTAACAAAATCTGAATCTGTTGTCTGAAGATAACCCTGAATAGCAGTTTTTAATGTCGTATAAGTCCAGGCCATTATGCCGTCACCACAGTTACACTGCCACATTCAGCTGTTATATCCAGCCCAACAGTCCTGCTCCCCATTGGTGTGTTCCCTCCGCCAACAGGATTCCAAGCAAACATTCGCCTGCTTTCATCCAAACCTCTGTCAGGTCTCGGATTCCTAATCGCTTGGGGGTCATCTGTTCTTACCTTACCAAGCTGCAACTGGGGCTGATCTTCGTCAACAACATCTTTGCCAACAAGTAAGCCAGTTGGTCTTTGATTAACTATTTGAGGAACAAGGTCTTTTTTTGGGTATTGAAATCCAGTTCTGTCGCAAATTCCAATAGCATGCTTTCCGCTCGCATAACTCAAAATTGATATCCTCCCGGAGAGACAAACAAGGAGGCTTTTTCTCTGGCCGCGTCAGCTGCCAAGTCCCACTGTTCGTCATAATCCGCCTTCAGCAAAGGAGTTCTTTCGGAAGCTTCTGGATATTTTATAGCCAACCGATAAGCCAGCCCTGCCACCAGACAAGGTAAAAATCTGGCTGGAATATCCATGTTGTTAGATGCAGGTTTGCCGCTATCTTCAACCCTTTCCATATAGTAATAACCAAAGGTATACGTTTCTTGGCTGTCTGGGGCAGGCCAAAAGTTTATAGTAATCCCTGTTGGCGATCTTGCTACATAGTACTCTAAGGGTTTCGACTCCGTAAGCTTGTTAGCCAAATGTGCGTATTGGCTAACAGAAATTCTGGACATGCTTTGATCAAACTGACTAGTAGTATCCCCGGAATCTGTCCTTAGAAATCCCTCAACAATGTCAAATACTTTGCCATCTAACGTATAAGAGGAAACACTAGGGGTTAAAGTTTGAGTATCGAATTTAACAGTCCAAAGGTTCAAGCCCTTGTTTTGCCATTCCAACATAAGCAAATCAATACTTCTTCTTGCCGTCCGATAATCATAACCACTACGAAGCTCTAGGCCCGCCCTTTCAAAGGCTTCCTCAATCGCGTCACTAAGATCTAAATTAAAATCAAATGTTTCGCTTGTAGCCATTAAACAGTACGACCTCTAGTTTTCCCACTAACGGCACAACCATCAATCAATTTAACCCTCCCTCCACGGCGCATATTCTGAGAAGTATCAACTTGCTGAAGCATTCTCTTCTTTGTCTTCTCAAGATCAAGAGCATCTCTTCTCTCTCTTTTTTTCTTCGCCCTCTTTTCCTTCTCCTTTACAAGATAGGCAGAATGAGGATGTATTGGACTTTCGGCAGGGATTATTTTTTCCGTAACCGAAGTTGGGTTCAAAGGAAGACCTAAAGCATACAGGGGATCAAAAAACTTCATTATATTTTTTTTGCCTGTGGAAAAATCTCCCATTTCTACCTCCTAATATTTCTATTTACAATCACTGCACCATGAGTAGCTTTTACTTCATTAAACAATACGACCTTTAGTTCTACCGCGAAGAGCCTTGCCATCTATATTCTTAACTCTGCCGCCAGCTTTCATGCCTTGAGCGTCACCAGCCATCACAATTTCTAGGCGAGCCTTTT